CCAGAAGGAGTTGTTCTGTATTTTGATACAGAGCAAGCAGTAACCTCTGATATGTTCAAGTCAAGAGGTGTTGATCCAGCAAGAGTTGCTGTTTTCCCTGTAGCAACAATCGAAGAATTCAGACTTCAAACTATTTCAATTGTAGACAAGTATCTGGAAGAATCCGAAGAAAATAGAACTCCTATGATGATTGTTCTTGATTCTCTTGGTATGCTTTCAACATCAAAGGAAATCAATGATACGACTGAAGGCAAGGAAGTCAGGGATATGACCAGAGCACAGGTCATTAAATCTACTTTTAGAGTCTTGACAATTAAATTGGGTAAGGCTAAGATTCCTTTGATCATGACCAATCACACATACTCTGTCGTTGGTGCTTATGTTCCAACATCAGAGATGGGTGGTGGAACTGGACTTAAGTATGCAGCCTCAACTATCGTATATCTTTCAAAAAAGAAGGATAAGGATAGTGGTGGGGATATTGTAGGAAATATTATCAATTGTAAACTTTACAAGTCTAGATTCACTAAAGAAAATAAATCAGTAGCAGTTAAACTGAATTACGAGACAGGTCTTGATCGATATTACGGTCTTGTAGATCTTGGTTTGGAAAGTGGGATCTTCCAAAAGAACGGTACTAGAATTGGATTGCCAGATGGAGGTTCTGCTTTTGAAAAACACATCTACGAAAACCCAGAAAAATATTTTACCAAGGAAATTTTGGATAAACTAGAAGAAGCCGCGACAAAAGAATTTAAGTACGGTACACAATGACTATAGAAAAAGTAATACTCCATAATCTTGCTAGGAATGATTCCTATGCAAGAAAAGTTGTTCCTTTTCTCAAGAAGGAATACTTCCATGAAAGAGCAGAAAATATTGTATTTTCTATTATTCAATCATTCATTGTAAACTACAACAGTCTTCCATCAAAGGATGTGGTTGATATCTCGTTGAACGAGATGAAAAATCTAACACCAAATGATTTGGAAAGAACTTCAGAGATTGTTTCTGCAATATACGAAGATTGTGCAGAGAGTTCTCTTGAATGGTTGGTGGATGAAACTGAAAAGTTTTGTAAAGAGAAAGCGGTATATAATGCTATTATGAATTCCATCAACATCATTGATGGTAAGGATAATACACCACAGACTGCCATCCCCGACATATTAGCCAAAGCATTGTCTGTATCTTTTGATACACATATTGGACACGATTATGTTGAGGATTACGAAAAGAGGCATGAATTCTATAATAGGATTGAAAATAAAATCCCATTCGATCTTGAGGTGTTCAATGAAATTACTGATGGTGGCATTGATTCAAAGACCTTGAATATTATCATGGCAGGAACTGGCGTAGGAAAATCTCTTTTCCTCTGTCATTATGCTGCCAGTTGTCTGAAAAATCATAAGAATGTTCTTTATATCACTTGTGAGATGTCTGAGGAGAGAATTGCAGAGAGAATCGATGCAAATATTCTGGATGTTCCAATCAAGGATCTAAAGAATCTTCCTTTGTCAATTTATGAAAAGAAAATGTATAATGCCTGTAATGGTTTCAGGGGAAAACTAATCATTAAGGAATATCCCACATCAACAGCCAATGCAAATCATTTCAGATTTCTTCTTGATGAATTGTCCTTGAAGAAGAAATTCAAACCTGATATAATCATCATCGATTACTTGAATATCTGCGCTTCATCTAGAATAAAGGGAGGCAAGGTCAATTCATATGAATATATTAAATCCATTGCAGAAGAAATACGAGGCATTGCTGTTGAGTACAATGTACCAGTATTTACTGCTACACAAACGAATAGAGAAGGATTTGCCAATACAGATCCAGAACTTACCAATACTTCAGAATCTTTCGGTCTTCCAATGACCTGTGATTTTATGTTTGCTCTTATTAGTACAGATGAACTAGAACAATCTAGTCAATTGATGGTGAAGCAACTTAAAAATCGATATAATGAAAGACTTGGCAATAAGAAGTTCTTAATTGGTGTCAACAGAGCAAAAATGAAGTTGTATGATTCATCTGAAGCCAAGAATATAATGACGGTTCCACAAAAGAAAGTAGATAACTTTTTCAAGAAGGATAGTTTCGCAGACTGGAAAATGTAATGTCTTTGTATATTGATAAAAAGTATATCAATCTAGTATCTTCCATGCTTCCTAAATTCAAATGGAAGAAGGATAACCTTGCTAATTGCCGATGTCCTTTATGTGGAGATTCAACAAAAAGTAAAGGAAAGGCTAGAGGATATTTTTTTGTCAAAGACAATAACTATTTCTATAAATGCCATAATTGTGGTGTGGGACTTAACATCTATGGTTTTTTAAATCATATTGCACCTTCCCTTTGCAAAGAATATTCACTTGAGGTATTTTGTTCTATTCCAGTCAAGAAGGAAGAAAAGCTTCAATATACATTTGAAATTCAAAGACCAAGATCATTTACTTTTCAATATCTTGCTGATCTGCCAGAAGATCACAAAGCAATTGGATATGTTCGCGGTAGAAGAATACCAGAAAGCAAATGGTCCGATATAGGATATACTACTGATATAAGTAAGTTAGCAGAGGAGTTTGATGATGGTTACAAAAATAGGTTTTCTAAAGAAGATAGGCTTGTGGTTGTCATTCGCAATAGCAATAGCATTTGCGGATTTCAGTGCAGAACATTCAACAAAAAACCAAAAGGAGGATTAAAATATTTTACTTTAAAAAGAGAAGGTGAAAATTGTTTATATGGAATAAATGAATTGGATACCTCTAAAACTTTTTATGTTTTAGAAGGTCCGATTAATTCAATGTTTATCCCAAATGCAGTAGCTACTCTAGGTTCTGCTAATTTTTCATCTTTAGAAGAAAAGCTAAATGATAAGAATGCAGTTTATATTATTGACAATGAACCATATAAAAAAGAAACTGTCTCTATTCTAGAAAAATTAATTGACAAGGGAAAAAGCGTATGTATTTTTCCAAAAAATGTATATCAAAAAGATATAAATGACATGATTTTATCAGGATTGGATGTACAAAAAATAATCAGTGAAAATACATTTCAAGGTTTAAAGGCTAAATTGATATTTAACAAATGGAAAAAGGTATAATAATGGATGAAGATTTTGAAGAAGATATGACAGAGGAAGAAACTATAGATGTTTTATCTAAATTACTTGATACTATTTTAGTATTCAATAAGCATTTTTCTTCTTATGTTAGACAAATAGATAAGGATCTTTTTAACAGAGCCGTAGATTACGCAAAGACATTCACAGAAGAAGATGTCTCTGGAATCGCTCTTACATATGTTGATGATGAAAAGGAAGAAAATGAAGAAAATTGAAGTTCTTGATTATGGCTATGTAGATTACATTGATCATATGGGGAGTGATCTTATGGTTGTCAACTCTGCTAGAGTTTCTTTTGCCAAGGAAAGTGATTGGGAAAGCGAACCCGATTTTTCTGGTAATAGGGAACATAAATTAGCAGAAAAGGATAAGAAACTAATTGCTTATCTTGCCAAGCACAAGCATTGGACCCCATTCGCACATCCTCAGATTACTCTGAGAATCAAGGCTCCTATCTTTGTAAGAACTCAACTTTTCAAGCATAAGGTTGGATTCACTGAGAACGAGATCTCACGAAGATATGTTGATTTCATTCCAGATGTTTATGTTCCGTTTTGGAGAGGAGCACCAACAAATGGAGCAAAACAAGGAAGTTCTGGGTTTATGAAATATGTTGAATCTTTAACAGATATATACACGAATCATGTTGATGATGCAATTGATCTTTATAAAGAACTTCTTTCACAAGGTGTAGCACCAGAGCAGGCTAGAGCAGTCCTTCCACAAGGAACATATACTGAATGGTATTGGACTGGTTCACTTGCAGGATATGCTAGAGTATTCAAGCAAAGAATAGATACTCATGCCCAATGGGAAGTTCAGCAATATGCTGATGCAATTGGAAAGCTTATAGAGCCTTTGTTTCCAGTATCATGGAAGGCTCTAACAATCGAATAAATACAAGACCGAGGATTTTTATGAACAATTTACCAACACAATATCAAGAATTTATTTACAAGAGTCGTTATTCAAGATGGTTAGAAAATGAGAATAGAAGAGAAAATTGGCCTGAAACAGTCGAAAGATATTTTAGGTTCTTTGATAAGCATTTAAAACAAAACTGCAAATATGAAGTGACTGAAGAAGTTAGAAATGAACTATTTAATGCTGTTTTGAATCTTGAAATCATGCCAAGCATGAGAGCATTGATGACAGCTGGTACTGCTCTTGAAAGAGATAATACTGCTGGATACAATTGTTCCTATGTTGCTGTAAACAATATCAGATCATTCGATGAAATTCTTTATATCCTCATGTGTGGTACTGGTGTAGGATTTAGTGTGGAGAGACAATATGTTGAAAAACTTCCTACAATTGCTGAAAACTTCTCTAATTCAGAAACCGTTATTATGGTACAAGACAGTAAAGCTGGTTGGGCTAAAGCCTACAGGGAATTATTATCCTTACTTGTTGGAGGTCAAATCCCTAAATGGGATATGTCAAAGATTCGTCCTGCTGGGGCTAGACTCAAGACCTTTGGAGGTAGAGCTTCGGGTCCAAGACCTCTTGAAGATCTCTTTCAATTCACCGTTGATACTGTTAGAAGAGCGACAGGAAGAAAACTTACTTCCATCGAATGTCATGACATTGTTTGCAAGATCGCAGAGATTGTCGTTGTCGGAGGCGTTAGACGCTCTGCGCTTATTTCATTGTCTAACCTCACAGATGAAAGAATGCGAGAAGCTAAGAGCGGTGCTTGGTGGGAACAAAATCCTCAAAGAGCCTTGGCAAATAACTCAGTTTCCTATAAGGAAAAGCCAGAAATTGGAACTTTCATGGAAGAATGGATCTCTCTCTACAAGAGTAAGAGCGGCGAGCGTGGGATATTTAACCGTCAAGCAGCACAAAAGACTGTGGCAAAACTAGGTGATCGTCGTGATGCCTCGTATGAATTTGGAACAAACCCTTGTTCAGAAATTATTCTTCGTGATAAACAATTCTGCAATCTCACCGAAGTCATCGTTCGTCCAGATGATACAATAGAAACCCTTGCCCGTAAGGTAAAATTAGCGGCTATTCTTGGGACATGGCAAGCATCTCTTACACATTTCCCATATCTTTCCTCTGCATGGAAAAAGAACTGTGAAGAGGAAGCCTTATTGGGTGTTTCTTTGACGGGTATTCTTGATAACAAAATGATGAGCAAATCTCCAAATCTTTCAGAAAATCTTGAAAGTCTTAAGAAGATTGCAATCATTACAAACACTGAATGGTCTGCTCGTATTGGTATAAATCCTGCTGCTGCAATTACTTGCGTCAAACCATCTGGTACAGTCTCACAACTTACAGATGCGGCATCAGGTATCCATGCTCGACACAACGAATACTACATTCGTACCGTTCGCGCAGACCGCAAGGATCCACTTTGTCAGATGATGGTCGAGATGGGATTCCCA